AGAAGATCCAGCAGGTGGTTGGGTACACGTTAGCTATAATGAAAATGGTGCTAACAGAAAACAAGTTTTAACATACGACGGTAAAAAATATGAAAATGGTCTTCCAGATATGAAATGGAAAGACGGCAAAGTTGTAAGTTAGCTTTATGAAAAATAGTTTGTTGGTGCATCAGCACCTAATTATCCGTGCTGAAGCAAGTAAACCACCAACAGATGAAGAATGGCTAAAAGATTGGATGATGAGCTTTATAGAATCCATTAATATGAAAGTATTTATGGGTCCTTACGTAAAGTATTGCGATATGCCTGGCAACCGAGGTATCACAGCTGTTGCTATTATAGAAACATCACACATTGCTATGCATATTTGGGACGAACCTAAACCTGCGTTGATGCAGTTAGATGTTTATAGTTGTGGTGATTTTAGTCCTACAGAAATTTGTAATAAGATTATGAAAGACTTTGATGTCCATAAGATAGAATACAAATACTTGAATCGCGAAACGGGATTAGTTGATTTATAATTTTCGACGAAAAAAACTTTTATCTTAGAAAATCCTATACTATTGTGGTGGCTCGTTACCACAAATATAACCAATAACTTTTTTACCTTTGTATTCGTGGTAAACACGATTAGTCATAAAAGTGTGTTTCTTTTTTTCGTGTACTTTTACGTTGTGATGAAACCAGCTACTACAACTGCTTTGTATTTCAAACGTATCCATCTTGATGTCTCCACCAAATGTTAGATACAACAAGGTGATCATAATGGGTTTCAAATCCAGTCCCTTAGTTCTTCGCCCATAACTTGTGTAGCGATATTAATTTTCTTACGTAAAGCTTTTCTAATCTTTTCATCTATAGTTTTTGGTGCTATAAGATCTATGTATGTTACCGACTTCTTTTGACCTATTCTGTGTGCTCTGTCTTCTGACTGTAGTCTTTTTTCTAAATCATATCCATTAGAGTAATAAATCATATTGTTTGCAGCAGTTAATGTAATACCATAACCACCTGTCTGTGGATTACCTACAAAGAATCTAGCTTTAGAGTCTGGGTCTTGAAACTTCTCTATATTTTTTTGCCTATGTTCTGACTCAATTGCGCCATAGTATTGTACTATAGAGTCTTCACCATATTTTTTAGATACAGCCTTCACTATTTGTTTAATATCATAAACATAATTAGCCCAAATAATAACTTTACCTTCTACTTCTTCTAATAAATCTAACAATGATGTCATACGATTGTTTTTTATTTCTGTAATAGTACCATCATCAGATTTTAAATGACCACAAGTGATTTGATGTAAACGCATAAGTTGTGTTAGTACGTGAGGCGCTGTTGCTAGCTTACCTTTTAGTTGAGCGAGGGCCGCGGATTTCATAGTAGAGTATATTTGTTTTTGTTCATCTGTAAGTTCTACTTCTCTTTGTACATAAGTTTTAGGTGGTAGATCTAAACAATCTTCCTTTAAAACACGATAAGAAAAGTCTTTTAATTTTTCTGATAATTCATCCAATCTTTTATATCCTCCTACAATTTGTACTCTACGTCCACCAAAATTTCTATCTAACATAGTAGCATATCTATTTCTAAACGCATAGTAACTATCAAAGCCAAGTAAAAAACTATCAAGAAATCCACACTGTGTGTATAAATCTAGTGGTGATTTAGTTACAGGAGAACCTGTAAGTATTCTTCTGTATTGTGCAAGCAAACCTAAAGATAATATAGCTTTAGTTCTTTTTGCAGTTGGGTTTTTTATAGTTGTAGATTCGTCAATAGCCACTAATGTTTTATGACAACTAAGAAACTTTGTGGCAAATTGTAGGCCTTTTTTTGTTGAGAATGCTTCTACATTCATCACAAGGATGTGAAGGTCTAAGTCTATTTTAAATAATTGTTGATACTCTTTATCCTTTGTTTTGGATGTAGTCGCAGTCCATAATACAGATTTATGATCTATATGACTAGCTAAATGAGTTGGTATTTCACCAGAAAACCAGTTTCTATATACACCCTTTGGTGCTATAATTAGCGCCGCATTTATTTTACCTTTATCATAAAGCATAGCAATATTATCTACTAATACTTTTGATTTACCTGTACCCATTTCCATAAAGTACGCATACTCTTTTTTATCCCACGATTTTTCTAACGCAGTTATTTGATGCGCATACGGCTTAGTCTTAAATTTATAGTTCATAATTTTTTTATTCTTTCTAGTTGACAATTATATAAACACTACTATATAAGATGTCAAGAACTAAGAAATGAAAAATAAAATATTTGAGTTATACAAGCCGGAGTCATTAGCAAACTTTTTAGAGTTTCATAAAAGTAATCCTAATGAAAAATTTGTTTATGTAATTCAACAACCCCCACCTAATATAAATATATTAAGTGCGTCCGACTTTGGGTATCTTGTAATTTGTTTGCCTAATAGAGATCAGGCAATATTTTCTACTGCACCTTATGTACAGAAGATGAGAAAAAATTTACAAGACTTTCGTAAAGAAGATTATTTACTTGCTGTAGGAGATCCTGTAATAATAGGTATCTCAACTTGGTTAGTAGGTGAAACTACAAACGGACAGTTTAATATGTTGAAGTGGGATAAACGTGAATATAGATACTATCCATTAGAAGTGGATGGATATCAGAAAGGATAACAATGGAAAAAGTAAAAGTGTTTACAGGAAGCGGTAGCTTTGATGTAAGAGAAGAAATGTTAAAAGATTCTAAAGATCTTTTAGATAATGTAGAAGTTTCAACTGTTGCACAAGAGTGTGTAAAGTTAAAACAAAAAGAGGATGAGATTGCATCGTTAGAGGAGCAACTCAAAAGTAAAAAATTGGAGGCTGATGATATCAGCTCTCGTGTAATACCAGAATTACTGGCAGAACAAGGACTATCAGAAATTAAGTTAGCTGATGGATCTAAAGTATCTGTTAAAAAAGAATTTAGGTGCACTCTTCCAAAAGATTTAGATAAAAGAGATGCAGCCTATAAATGGCTTCGTGATCAAGGGTTAGGAGATATTATTAAAAACAATGTCTTTGTAACTTTTGGTAAGGGAGAAGATAACAAGGCGGAGCAATTGCTTAACCTTGCAGCAGAAAATGGATTTGAACCACAACAGAAATCTGATGTGGCTTGGATGACATTAACTGCTCTATTCAGAGAGCGTATTGAGTCCGGGCTCGATATGCCATCTGATGTCTTTAGTACGTGGATTAAAGACAAAACTAAAATCACTCGGAAATAACTAATGGAGAATGAATAATGGCTAATGAAATAAAAGCTAAACAAGACTCATCACTAGCACTGTTTGGTGATGACGTATCCAAAGGTTTTGATAATATGACACAAGAAGATCTTGCGTTACCGTTTGTCAGAATCTTAGGACAACTATCACCGCAGGTAACTGATGGTGATGCAAAGTATATAGAAGGTGCCAAACCAGGTATGATCTATAATACTGTTACCAGCGAACTTTACGATGGTAAAAAAGGTATCAAGGTTATTCCTTGTTATTACAAAAAAGATTATCCTGAATGGTCGGATAGAGGTGATGGTCCAGGTGCTCCTGTGGCTATACATTTACCGAACAGTCCGGTAATCGCAACAGGTAAGAGAGATGGATCTAAAATTAGATTACCTAACGGTAACTATTTAGAAGAGACAGCTTCTTACTATGTAATGATTGAGACAAAGAATGGTGGTTATACCCCTGCTTTGATCACAATGAAATCAACTCAATTAAACGTTAGCAAAAAATGGAATTCAATGATGAAAACCATACAAATTGCTGATGGTAAAGGGGGATTTGCTATACCTCCTATGCACGGAGTTGTTTATAATCTAGCATCTACCTTACAAAAGAACGACAAAGGTTCTTGGTATGGCTGGGTTGTAACGCAGGACAGAATTTTAGGACAAGCAGATAAGACTTTGTATTTGAGTGCAAAGGATTTTTCTGGAAATGTATCTAAAGGGACCGTTCAAACAAAAGCTGATGTAGAAGAGAAGGTTAAGGATTCAACTCCTTACTAATAAAAATAAGGGGAAAGGAAACTTTCCCCTTTACAAAGAAATGAGAAGTGATAATGAACAAATTCAAAAATATATTTAACGGATTAACTATAGCATATGGACAATACCAACCCGGTGAACGCGGTCAAAACGGAAAACAAAAAGGAAAAGCTTTTATTGTACGTGGTGCCGTCACAGACGAACTCTGGAAAAATCATCTTAAAGGAGAAGGAGCAGCACTCGGAATTATCCCTATTACGGAAAATAATGATTGCAGGTGGGGTTGCATTGATATCGATGAATATAATTTTGATCATAGCAAGCTCATTCAAAGCATACGAACTTCTAACCTCCCCTTAATAGTTTGCCGTTCTAAATCAGGCGGAGCACACGTATTTTTATTTACTAAAGAAAACATTCCTGCATCATTGATGCAATCAAAATTAAAAGAGATGGCCATCATACTTGGTTATGAAGGTTCAGAAATATTTCCCAAACAAACAGAAATTCTAGTGGATCGTGGGGACACTGGGAACTTTTTAAACTTACCCTACTACAATGATATGAAAGGCTTGCGCTATGCTATCAACGATAATGGCTCCGGTTGTACACTTGAAGAATTTTATCAGCTCTATGATAAGTTTTCTTTGCGAAAAGATCAGGTGGAACAAATTAAAACGGAAAAGAAAAAAATAGAAGAAGCATTTCCTGGAGGTCCACCTTGTTTAAATAAACTTGCATCAACAGGTTTTGGTGAGGGTTCCAGGAATAATGCATTGTTTAATATCGCAGTTTATTACAAACAATCTAATCCTGATACTTGGGAAGATGAGATTGTAAAAGCTAATATGAAATTTATGGAACCACCATTAAGTAATAGTGAGGTTCAACAATTAATTAAATCAGTTAATCGTAAAGGTTATGACAAGTACAGATGTAAAGATGCACCTATCAATGCAGTATGTCAGTCTGGGTTATGTAGAACAAAAAGATTTGGTGTAGGTTTTGGAGAAGAAGAAATGCCTATACTTGGAAGTCTTACAAAGTATTCATCAGCACCGCCGCAATGGTTTTTAGATGTAGATAAAAAAAGAATAGAATTAAAATCAGAACAACTTTACAGTCCAAATTTATTTGCACTAGCGTGTTTAGATCAAGCAAATTTAATTGTACCTATACCTAAACCAAAAGATTGGAAACAACATTTTTTAAAACCAATGATGCAAGGACTACAAGAAGTAGAACCTTTAGAGTCTTTAAATCCTATCAATGAACTTACAGGACTATTACAAGATTGGACTACCAACAGACAATCAGCAAGAACGATTGATGATGTATTTAATAAATTACCTTTTACTGATGAGAAAAGAGAGTTTACATATTTTAGAATGGAAGACTTTTACAATTTCTGTAAACGAAATCATTGGGAAAAAGATAAGAATCAAACAGGTAACTTAATTAAAAGACTTGATGAGTTTGTAGGAGAAGAAAGAGTACGTATTAAAAAACAACAACCGAGACTAATTAAAATAAAAACAATGAAACAATCAGAGGCCGCAGTATCGAAAACACCATATCAAATAGAAAACTTTTAATGATAGGAGTTAATTGGCACTTAAACTTTCGTTTAAAAATAGAGGAATTACAAAAAGAAAATGAAGAACTTAAAACTAAAAACAACATACTAAAACGTAAAGTAAAAAAATATGAAGACAATAATATTAGGTCCGCCAGGGACAGGAAAGACAACAACACTGTTAAATCTGGTCGATCAATTTATACAGCAAGGCGTTAGACCTAGACAGATAGGTTATTTCTCCTTCACTAAAAAAGCTGCAAAGGAAGCTGCAACGAGGGCCGCGGATAAGTTTGGTTTGGATATAGAAAATGATCTAACATTCTTTAGAACATTACATTCATATGCATTTAATCAATTAGCTATGACTAAAGAAAAAATGTTAGGTGCTGATGACTATAAAGAGTTTGGTGAAAAATGTGGCATACCAATCAAGACCGCAAGATTTTCTGACAGTGATGGTACCTTTAATTGTGATAATGAATATCTTACTATTATAAATACAGCAGCTGTAAAGCGAATGGATCTACTAGAATACTATGATTCAAGACAAAACATATTGGACATAGAAAGAAACACATTATTTTTATTAGCAGAAGAACTTAAAAGATTTAAAAAAGAAAAAGGTCTAAAAGATTTTAATGATCTATTAGAAGATTTTATCGCAAAAGAAAAACATAATAAGTTTGAAGTATTGTTTATAGATGAGGCACAAGATTTATCTTTGTTACAATGGGAAATGGTAAGAAAGATTTGGGCAAAAGCAGGTAAGACTTATATTGCAGGTGATGATGACCAAGCTATATTTAAATGGGCTGGAGCTGATGTAGATCACTTCATAGCTTTAAAAGAAGAAGTTAATGATATTAAAGTATTAAATCAATCTTACAGAATACCAGGTGGTCCTATACACGAACTATCACAAAACATTATAAACAAAGTACAGAATAGATTTGATAAAGATTATAAACCTAGAGCTGAAGAGGGAATTTTAAAAAGATATTCCGACATTACACAAGTAGATATGTCTAAAGGTAATTGGTTAGTATTATCTTCTGCTAATTATTTTTTGGATGATGCAAAAGATTTATGTGAGATTCAAGGATGGTATTATCAATTTAAAGGACGTAACTCTATACCACTTAAACTATTATTAGCATTAAACAATTGGGAAGCTTGGCGTAAAGATGCACAACTAAATCATTTAGAAATAAAAAATATATATGAATACCTAGGATCACACGTATTACCTGGGTTTCAAAAAGGTAAGACATTGCATTCTGACACAAAGTATCTAATGAAAGATTGTAGAGCTGAACACGGTTTGGTTACAGACAGTGTATGGTATGAAGCATTCGAAGGATTAGATAATATGACAGAAACTTACATTCGTAATATGAGGGCGAATGGTGAGATGATAAATAAAAATCCTCGTATTAAAATGTCAACAATACACGGAGCAAAAGGAGGAGAAGCCGACAAAGTTTTATTGATGCAAGACATAACTAATGCAGCGCTAGAAACGTTTAGTCACGACCCGGATGAATTACATAGATTATTCTACACCGGTGCGACGCGCGCGAAGCGTGAATTACACGTCTTAGATCCAAAAGATTTTGATAGGGCTTATATATTATGAAATGTTTTTATTGTAGCGCAGAAGTAAGATGGAATAATGATTATGATACAGAAGATACTTATCCTGAATCAGAACATTTAATTGTTAGTATGTATGAATGTGACAAATGTAATACTTGGTACGAAGTGTTTCATCAAAAAAAGGAGAAAAAAAATGAAAAATAAATATAAAAAATTATTAAAATCAGGAGTAATAAATAAAGATGCTAAATTAGGAGATTTAAAATCTTTGTTAAGACAAGTTGGTGGACAACACTACCAGGATTTTGTCATTCAGCCAGCAGAGTTTATAAACAAAAACAAGTTGCTTTTTGCTGAAGGCAACGCTATAAAATATATAGTGAGAGCATCTAAAAAAGGTGGAAGAGAAGACCTTCTAAAAGCTAAACACTATATTGATATGATAATCGAAAGGGATTACGAATGAGAAATACTCAAATACCTTTGTTTACTCCAGAAACAGAGTGGGTAATGCCGGACGAACTAAAAGATTTAAAAGGTTGTAAAGAAATAGCTATAGATTTAGAGACTAATGATCCACATTTAAAGGAATTAGGCTCTGGTAATGTAACAGGAAAAGGACACATTGCA